GTTATTCTAAAGTTTTAGGTGTATTTCCTTTCATTGGAACTCCTTTTAGAAGAGCGGGTGAAGGAACACAAGAATCAATAAGACAATATTTTGATACAGCTAGTCGTAATTTCGCACCTTTTCAACACATGGCCTCATTAGGTGGAGATGTAATGAAATTTGCAAGAAAAGAGTATGAGGATACGATGACTATATCAAGACTACTTTATGAAGATTTTGAAAATTATGCAAAACGATTAGAGGGTAAAAAAGTTATCAAGCCAGAAACTGTTACAAAATTAGCAGATGAGTTTGACAAAGTATTGAAAGGACAAATGCCTGCAACTCCCGGGTATGATTTTAAATTTCCTGGTGAAGCATCAGAGAGGTCTTTCAGAGAATTCTATCAAACGTTAAAAAGATTAGATCCTGACGGAATTACAATTCAACAAGCTAGAAAGCTTCAAGAACTTTTTACTAATTTTGCAGCAAATTTTAAAAACGAAGGTAAAGGTTTTGTGCCTGCAAAAGAGGGATCTAGAATTACACAACTATCTCTTGCTCTAATACATGATTTTAACAAAATGGTTAATATTGATGATGATGTTGAGAAAGTTGTTTTTGATACAGCTTTAAAAAAACTTACAACAGCTAATTCTTATCTAGCGGATGTAATGCCTAAATATGAAGGTCCTGTTCCTAATATGTATAAGCAAGTAAATGCAAATATATTTGGTCCTGGTCCACAGTCAACAGTAGGGGGTACAATGTATGCCTCTGATGTTTTAAATACTGTTTTAGAAATGTCAAAAGATAATCCTGATGCGATGACAGCTATTTTAAAATTAGCAAAAACACCAAAGGCTAATCTAGATGCATATTACAAAGCAGGTATGAAAGAAAATGTTCCTGTTAAAGTTAAAGTACAAACATTGGATGACACACCTCGATTGTCTAATGGTGATATGAATCCTAATTTTGGAAAAACAATCACAACGGAAGAAACCGTTATGTCTATGGGACCTGATGCAGGAGCTAAAAAAATAATGAGAAAATTATTTGATGATGCTTTTCAAGGTTCACTGTCTGGTCTTCCTGTTGCAAAAACATTTACTGATTATAAAAATTTAGCTAAATTAGATCCAGAAAAAGTTTACAAACAGGGTTATAAAAATACACAAGATGTTTTCAGATTTAGAACAGTAGATTTTGATCCTATGAAGTTTGCAGAAAATTTAGGATTAAATAGTCCTGACAAAAGAAAAGTTTTAGAACAAATTTTAAAACCTACTGGAACAAAAATAAAAGATATTGAAAGATTTTTAGATATAGCAGAACGAGCAGGTAGTTTCACTGTTACCGATCCTTCGACTTTTGTACAAAGACGTGTAACTTTAGGTGGTTTTAAAAGTTTATTATTATTTGGTGGTGCACAAGCTGGTGCGGCCATGGCTGGTTTTGGTTTACCTACTTTAATGGTTCCCTTACTATTACGTTATGGTTCATCTTTATTGACTGACCCTAAAGTTTTAAAAGCATTTTCACAAGTTTTACAAGATACAGGATTGGATGTTGCTAAACGTTCAGCTTATGCCAGTGCGTTAGGAAGACCTGAAACTACAAAAGAAAGTTTAAAACCTTTTACTATATCAAAAGAAAATCAAAAAATTCTTTTAGACTGGGCTAATGCAACATTGCCTACCGAAGAAGATTTAGAACAGATGGACTTTGCTAACCAAGTTGAAGAATCAATTTTAAGTTTAATGAAAGAACCTCAAAAAAGTGTTGAGTCCAGAGCGGCAAGAGAAGATCAAATGAAATTAATGAATAAATTAAATCCTCAAAATCCTAGAGGTTTAAATCAACGAGAGGCTTATATGGGCAATCTAATACAAGAAAAACTACAACCAACTTTTCAAGCTAATTTAGGTGCAGGTCAACCTCAAGTTGCAAGTGGCAAACTAAGTTCTGACGTGCGATCAGATTTAGCTTTTGGTAGTTTAGATGATGCTTTAGAAACACAAATGTTCAAAAGAGGAATAGGCGGACTATAATGAAAAGAACAATGACAGGAGGTGTTGATTCAGTAAGAGTTATTAATTTACCTACGGGTATGAAAGATGGCGGAGATTTATCAGTTCCTCCACCAAAGTCTTTACAGATGTTTGAAGGATTTAAAGCAGGACCTAATCAGTTTATGTTACAAGAAGAAGAAACAGTGATTCCTAGTGAGCCTAATGTTCAACCACGAACCATGGACCAACAAGGTCAAATTTTTCCCATACCTGAAGTAAGAGGACCAATACCCAGTGAACCAGATGTTCTAGATTTACCTGGAGCAGATGGGATGATGGAAGGCACAACCATGCAGGATAGACTGATGTACGGTCCTGTAATTGACCCTAGAGAAGTATATCCTATGGACCCCGATCCAGGAATCATGGGAATTCCATCAAATCCTAATATGCCACAAGGTATGGGTGGCGTTCCTAACTTATTGCAAGCAAATATGTTGAAACCTGCTGGAATTTTAGATATAAAGAAAGTCTATGATATATAGACTAAAATATTGGTTTACAAATTTATTTAAGAAAGGAGATCCCGATGAACATCAAAAGCATTGGGGGATAGGATCATGATTGATTTAACAGATGACTTGAAAGCTAGAGTACGTTTGCACGAAGGGGTACGCACAGTAATGTACTTGGACAGTTTAGGCAAAGCCACGATCGGTATAGGCCACCTTATTCAGCCTCACGAACGGACACGATACGCTGAAGGCGTAGAAATATCCATGGAAGAAGTTGAAGAACTATTTGATATAGACTTGAATAGAGCTGCTGCGGGGGCTGATTTATTGATAGATGAGTGTGTTGGACACGATTTACCTGACAATGTATCTGAAGTTATACTAGAAATGGTATTTCAATTAGGCACCAACGGTGTTCGTAAGTTCAAAAACATGTGGAAAGCCATGCGTGAAAAACGTTGGAAAGACGCATCTACTGAGATGAAAGACTCGAGGTGGCATGAACAAACAACAAAAAGATGTGAGAGTCTTGCAGAAATAGTTGCAAAAACGAACGTATAAGAGTAGGATTCAAGCATGGGACATACATTTAAACATTTAGGACATAAACTCTTTCAAACTCCTGGCGTAGTTGATGAATCTAAAATTGTAGAAGTTAAGTTAGATCCAGTAAGCGTGACTGCAAAAGCTATGGATAGAGCTAGAAAAGCCAGAGAAGCTAAAAAGAAAAAATAGGAGGCTCTATGAAAAAGAATCTAAAACCAGTTGATAAAAAGAAAAATCCGGGACTATCAAAACTACCAAAAAAAGTACGTAACAAAATGGGTTACATGAAAAATGGTGGTGAAGCAAAAGTACGTGGAATGGGTGCTGCTACACAAGGCGGTAAATTTCAAGGTGTCTTTTAATGCCGAACGATAGAGAAGAAGATTTACTAGAACGTATCCGAGAACTTCGTGGCTCAATGACCGAGGACAACGAATCAGAAGTCATGGCTGAAATTGAACAGCTTGAAGACGAACTCACAAGTGATTAAAGGCAAAATTAAGTAATCCAACTTTTCAACTCATCACCCATCACTTGACTGGCTATGTCGACTTTGTTCTTCAAAGCAGTTAATATTTTTTCATCAACCGTTCCCTGACAAACAAAATCAACATAGGTAACCTTATTCTTCTGACCAATTCTGTGAGCACGATCCTCGCTTTGTAATCTTATCTCAAGATCATAATTGTTTGAAAAGTACACAACAGTGTGAGAGGCAGTAAGAGTGATTCCATATCCACCAGTCTTAGGGTTCGCAACAAGGTACGTGAGATCATGTCCTTTGTCCTGAAAATTTTTAACAAGATCCATGCGTACTTGATTTTCTGTATCACCATAAAAAGCTGCAGTCGAAGTATCACCGTATTTCTCCTTTAGTTTTTGAGTTATTGTTTCAATATTATGTCTATAGTTTGCCCAGATAATTACTTTGCCATCGACTTCCTCTAGGACATTTAATAGTTCATCATATCGTTTGTTAGGCACGTCATGGATTTCACCATTATCATTAATAGTGAATCCACAACATACCTGGTGCAACTTAACAATCTGTGAGAGCCGGTTCACAGATGTCGTTGTTTTGTCATTGAAAATAAACATTGCGTTTCTTCTCAATGATTCATAAGCTACAAGTTGTTTCTCACTCATAGGTATGAACCTTTTCATATATATTTTCTCAGGCAGGTCCGTGCATTCTTCTTTCTTGACACGGAAAGCATGAGTATAAATCTTTTCTTCTAATTCATCTAAACGTTGATAGCCTGTTATCATCGGAAAGTGACGACCACCTGACGTAGGTCTATTAATAACCTTTGCGTAACGAGCACGAAAAGCATAGTAATTAGTTTGACCTAGTATCTTAGGGTCAAGAAAAGCAAACTGTGTATAAATATCTAGAGGTGATTTAGTAATAGGTGTACCTGTTAAAATTCTTTTGTAACTTAAATCTTTTGTCAACTTAATTAAGTTTTTTGTACGTTTAGCATTGTGTGTTTTAATAGTTGTACTTTCATCAACAATCATCATTGTTTTCTTTTTATCTTGTACACTGAGATATTTTTCTAAAAACTTTACACCCTTCGGTGATGAGATAGCTTCAATGTTCATCAAAAAAATATTTAAAGGAATGTGATCTTGTCTTTCTAAAAGAATGGTTAACTTAGCTTTAGTAACAGGATCTTTTAAACTCGGGTCCCACGTACTAATGCAATATTTTGTTTTATCAAAGTTTACAAACTCCGTAATTTCTTTATACCAATTACGATACACGGACTTCGGTGCAAAGATTACACAATTATCCACACCTTTTTCATGATGCAGACACATCAAGTCCATGATTGCTGTTATAGTTTTACCTGTTCCCATCTCCATCAAATAGGCGAAATTGTTGATGTTTGTATCATGACAAATTCGTCTTGCCTTTAGTTGATGAAGAAAAGGTTCCTTCAAAAAAAAGTTAGCCATATACAAAATAATATATTGCATTTTGTTAGGATTTCAAGTATAACTTTTTTATTGAACAATTAAGTGTTTAGCTGACACTTATAGCTTGTGGCGGAACAACATTTATAACAGGGGTGTAACGCACAGGGGTGAGGGCTAAGGGTCAACTGACTGAGGCAATCATGAGTAGGTACGAGTAGGGTAGAGAACCGTTTATCTGTGTCCCGAAAGTTGGAGGTGAAACAACTATTCCTCCCAAGCCGTTCATTAAAAGGAGGTAATATGGCTAACACAATAGACTTTGATGATCTGAAACAAGATGCAGGTGATCTAAAGAAACTTCAAGATGATGATCTAACAGGATTATCAAAACTTATTCAACGACAATTAGATTTAGACTCTGAAATAGAAAATATGGAAGAGACAATGAAAGAATTACGAAGAGA